AAAAAGGTGTAATTGATTGCTCTCCCGCTGTACGGGCTTTCTTTTTCGCCAATCCGCAGGCGCATTTCTGCTGATGATGCTGTAAGACCGCTGCCCGTAAGCTGATCCGTTATCTCATCCACCAGTCCCGACATTGTGGTGTAGTTTGTTGCCAGGGAAATCACCCATGGCATACCCGCCCACGTCAAGGTAAACACGACGGGTGAGTCGCTGAAATCATACGTTGCCGGGGCAGCATTGGCCGTTATCGACGCTGCGCGACCTCCGACACCCGGAACCGCGGGAATACCTGACTGATACGCAGAAACGAAAACGTTATAGTCCGTATTGCTCCATGTCAGTGTGATGGGCATACCGACATAGGGAGCCAGTTCAGTCATATCACCATAGATAACCGATTTACCTGACTCGGTTGCGACAATAAACGTTTCTGGCGCAATAACGGTAATTACCGTCCCTTCCTGCCAGGACTCAGGGACACCTGAATCATCATCCGCTTCTTCATCGCTGGATGTTTCACCGATAAGCGAAATGGCATTACCAAGCACACTAACGGCGTCGGCTGAGACACTGACCGAAGACGGCCCTGTTGAGGCCAGATCGAGTCCTGCGGTACCGGATGTGGTTCCGCCTATCTCCGTTGATGCATACCAATTTTCTGAACGAGAGTCACCGCTAACATCTGCACCAGGTTGATAAAGCGTGTAACTGACATCATCACCAAATGCCGATATCGGTGTGTTGCCTATTTTTATGTCGCTTTGATTGATAAGAAAGTTACCAACACCGACACACAGCAGCATGCTTGTCCGGTAGATTTGCGGGTTTGAGGCGTCGAACCGGCTGACGGGTTGAACCAGATAATCAGGATAGACGCGATAACGCCCTAACACCTCCCGTACCGGGCTACCCAACTTGGCTGAATTGGCTTTTGTGGGTGAAAGGTCAAGCGCGTCACCGTTCGCCGTTGAGCTGCCGTCCATCTTCATCTGTGACATCATAACGAGCGTGTACGCAACGGAGGCAACAGCAACGGCTATTGCCGCCCAGGCCGCTATCTCAAGCCCGGTACCGTAAGGGACGGGATAAATTCTGACGTCACTGTCAGGGTAAATGGCACACAGCGCCCACTCTCCTGACGGGATTGAGATGCCGCCAATCTCAATCGCGATGGGGCTGCGTCTGTCATTGCGGTAACTGGGTACATTTTCAGTCAGCCACTGATGCAGCGTTGTAGTCGGGTGTTCGTGAGTCTCAAGCGGCTCACCGGGTAATCGTGAGGGGAAAAATTTTATTGTCACTTCCAGAACTCCACTTTGACATAGGGGCGACAGAAGCGTGTAACCGGCTGGAACGTAACGTTACTGCCGGGATTGCATTCAGCAACGTAAAGCTGGCCATTCATCCGCACGACAACACCCACATGAGTCACAATGCTCCCTGAGTAGCATGCCGCTCCGGCACCCTCTTCTGGTGGGCAACGTTTCAGGGTTAGCATCAGTCGCCTTGCCTCCCGATCCAGACCTGCATCATCTTTCGTTATGCCCGCAAAATCAGGCCATTCCGGCAAGCCAAGGTCGCGGCGAATTTCATTAACGATGCCGAAACAGTCAAGTTGCGGATACACTCTGCCGCCCTTCAGCCAGGTGACTGAACGGTATTTATCAGGATTAAACATAATGGGTCCTTAGCTGAGGTAGCGCAGTCCGGGGTGCTCAGGCAGCGTGAAACGTTTACGCGGCCAGGCGCTGTCGAGGATATTCATATAACCCGCCGTTATCTGCACCGTTGTAGCCGTCCAGTACCCTTCCTTAATCGCCAGGGTGAAGGGAGAGGATGCCGGTGCAGCCAGATCGGTAGACACATAATGCCGGTAGACCAGTGAGGCGTTACTGAGATCGGACAGTGCATTGCGAATAGCATTTGAAACAGAACCGTCAATATTACTAATGGCAAATTTCAGGTCCTGCGTTCCGTCTGCATTTCTGGCAGGCAGAGCAATGTCTATCCCGCAAGCCGTGAAGATCACCGGAGTACCTTCTTCAGTAGTGGCCGTGATATCTTCCCAGCCTTTACACAAGAAATGGACATCGTTACCCACGGTTATCTGTAGTGTCTGAATAATCACTTCCGGGCCGGATGAGGCATAAAGTCTTTCCAGTATTGTCATGCTTCTGGCCACTCCCTGTTAACGGCGATATCGAGAATAGAACTGTTAACCACGAAGTCAGGGAACTCGCCCCAGCCTTCCGGTAGTAACGGTCGCTTCCAGAGTTCCAGTGTCGCGGTGAACTGCCAGTAAACAGGAGCGACGAGCGTAGGCCCCTGGTAAATATCGGTGAACCGGCATTTGTAAAATTCCAGCCCAAGCGGAGTGTGCAGTTTCATGTTAAACCAGGCTACACCGTCCTGAAGTACATCACGGAACCAGGCCTCAAAGAGCTGCGACTCACCATCAGTTTTGAAAATCCACTTAATGGTGGCTTGAGTTGGCGTGGAGGTATATTGCCGTCGCTGTCTTGCTCTGCCGCTAACCAGTTCAGTACGAACTAAAGGTGATACAGGTTTTAATCCGTATCCATCCATCAGCGGCAACGGCAGATAATCATGGGGGTAGTAAAGTTCGACCATTATCCCGTCCTGCGTTTTGTCTGATACCCGCCAACCAGCGCCTTATGTCCATCACCCTGCCCACGCGCCAAACTGTTAACCATCATCTGGTATCCCTCTTTAGCGCCCCTCTTGACCGCCTCCTGAATCATCAATAGGGTTCGGTCGTCTGGATTGCCGTTTACGTGGATGGTAGGTGAGTAAGTAAAACCGCTCATGACAGATTCCCGCTCTTCCTGCTTCTGTTGCTGAATTGCTTCCAGCGTTGAATCAAGCTTTGCAGATGTCCGGGCGGTGGTAACTTTCTCGCCCTTTTGGAGCAGCCAGGTGCCAGTTTCAGGGACGCGATCAATACCATCGTGCGCCATACCCGCAAGAGCCATACCACCAACCATCGCAGCACTGGCATAACCCGATGCAAGTAAAGCCGCGCCAACAGGAATACCACCTAAAATAGTAAGCTCGGCAGGCGCTTTAGCCGCTGCGATGTGCGCATTCATGATGATGCTGGCAACCGCAAAGGCTTTCTGTGCAAGATAAAGCGATTTATATGCACCTGAACTTTCGCCGTAAATCTTGCCCGCCATTTCCGTCGCACTACCCGTTATTTCAGCAAAAGAAGACATGGCAGAAACAGCGTAAGCGCCCTGGATATCTGTCAGTTTTTTAGTGTGCTCGGCGTTAATTTCTTCTACTCTTTTGGCGTATTCTTCCTCATAGCCAATCTTTTCATCCAGTAGAGTCTTTTGCATCTCAAGTTGCTTTTGGTGCCAGTCTTCAAGCGCCTTTTCAGCTTCAGCAGTCTTGATTACCTCACCAATCGGGCCGGAAACCGAAGCATCTACACCAGAAAACTGAGGAGCGTCTTGAACGGCACCCTTAGAGATACGTTCCATGGACTCACGATACTGTTCTGATGCCGGAGCGGCCTCTTTTAACAGTTTCATGCGCTCTTTGGTAAGATCAAGTAATGCCTCTTCTGGGGTTAGTAGCTCCTTCTGTAATGACTTGAATCGCTCCTGGGTATTAAGCATATCTATGGCACTAGCATTGCGTGCTAGTTCTGCTTTCTGTATTGAACTCAAATTAGAAAGCTCACCGCTGCTGATTTGGTACTTAATTCGCTCTAACTCAGTGCTGGCACCTGATAAGGCTATTTGCTCTTTCTGCTGATCTATTAGTCGGCTATAAACATCGAAAGATTTTTCGGCATCAGTCTTTCCGGTTTTTTTGGGTTTATTTGATTCATTCGATCTATATTCTGCCAATGCAGCCGATTCGTACTGAGATGCATACGTGCTGTTATCCAGCCCTGTTCGCCCCATGTCTTCCAAATCGTAACCGACCTGCATTTTGACGCGAGCTTCACCCTTAACGGCCGCCAGTGCTGCTGCTCGCTGCTTCTGAATTAGCCTTGCCTGATCTGAGTCACTAACCGTGGCCTGCGGCAGCCGCATTGGAACATTTACCAGTCCAGCTCTTTCGCCTAGTAAACTGTTACCGCTTCCGATCAGCTTGTTAAAGAGGTCTTGCGCACCATTCATGCGGATCAGCGACTGGTAAGCCTTGTTATTTTCCTCCCCAACCTTCCGGAGCCTTGCATCTAGAGTAGTGGTTACTTCCGCCAGTTGAGAAGTCAGGTCGGAGTATTTACGCTGCTCCTCTGACAGTTTTGCCTGCTCAATACTTAGATTTCGCTGTGCTTCTGCCAGCCCGTCAGTTGCAGACTCGACGCTGGTAAGATGGTTAATCATCACCCCACCAACAACAGGGCCAGGATTTGCAAGTATTTGCTGGTAGCCTTTAATAGAGACCTCCAACTTCCTTACCCTTTCCGCCTGTTCAGATATGAGTCGGTTTTGCTCTGAAATAGCAGAGGCTCCATTCTCCGCTGCTTTTGACAAATCTGTCACTGATAAGGTTTTGGCTTTCTCTGCAACTTTTTCCAACTCAGATGCGTACTCCTGAGCCGCTTTTTTCGCCTGCTCAGTCTGCTGATTCATGTAGTACCAGGCGCCAGCACCAATCATCAAAGCGCCCGGAATTCCACCGAGAAGCCCGAGAAGCGCAGAAGCGCCGCGCCCAGCCATTCCTATAGCCGAAGTAGCCGATCTAAGGTTTGCACCTGCCGCAGTCCGTGCGATTCCAGTTCTTTCTAGTCGCGCTTGTGCTGCCGTAAGTCGTTTTTCTGCCAAGGATTGAGCGTCTGCGTTCTTTGCCGCCACCACTGCGGCCTGAGCGCGACTTAATGCCGCTCTTGCTCGCGTGATCTCTGCTGCTGTTCCACTTGTTAGGGCTGCTTGCAAACGAGTTTGGCTTGTTGTGCGGGCTGTCTGTGCGGCAGTGATCCTTGCTTCCTGCGCCAGCCTAACTTCAGTAGTCTTTGAAGCCGCCAATGCCTTTTGAGCCTGATAGACATCAGCTTGAGCCGCAGCATTAGCAACCTTAGTTGCTTCTTTTTGCGCTACCGCAAAGGAAATTTGTTCTTTTTTGGCCGTAAGGAGTGCTGCTGTAGCTGTCCCGGTAGAGCGGGTCATATTTCCAAGATATCGAGCAATTCCAACACCGACAAGTGCCGTTCCCGCCGAAGTTAGCTCGTTGAGATTCCCGGATATACTATTAAGCCCGGACACAAATACTTGTGTCGCACCGTTGGCTTCGTTAGCCTCCCCTAAGTACTTTTTCCAGTGGTTACTTAGCTTTGTCATTGCATCAGCAACGGTATTTGGCATGCTATCAGCTAACTCAGCGTTTTTATTTTTGGCATTAATCAAGGCGTCGGAAAAAGTCTGCATTGATAATTTGCCTTCGCTGGCAAGCTTCTTAACAGCTGTTTCAGTTATTCCAAGATAACGAGCCACGTCACCGATAACCGTTGGCATGACCTCCATAACCGTCTGCCACTCGCCACCAGAAACCTTACCTAACACCATTGATTTTGAGAGCGCATTAATAGCAGAGGTGCCTTTGTCTGCGCTTGCTGCGTTAATGGTTAATGCCGATGAAATGGAGTCAATAAAGTCAAGGGTAAGCTCTGTGGAGTAGCCAAGTTCATTCATGGCGTTAGCGCTACGAATAAATAGCTCTGCCTGTTCCTCAATGGGCTTATATGTCCGGTCCGATATTTCCATAAGTCGAGACTGGACCAGGTTATATTGATCTGCAGAGTCAGTTGCCATCTTGATTCTGGAAGCAAGCTGCCCCCAGTTATCAGCAGTCTGAATTAGTGAGCTAACCGCAAAAGCACCAGCAAGCGCACCAGTCATACCTGCTGCTACCGCTTTAACTGATGCAAATTCATTATTTAAATCCTGGAGGGCTTGTTGTGCCTGCCGATTTGCGATGGCTGATTTTTTTCCGCCCTGCTCCATCGTTTTATAGTAATCAGCCCCCATGCGTGAGGCTCTAGCTATTTCTGACTGGAATGAAGTAGAATTTGCCGATATTTTTATTATTAATTCGCGAAGGGTTGCCATGGGTTACTCTCCGAAAAAAACAAAAAACCCCGACAAATCGAGGTTTTGATAAATTATTCGCTTTTAATTTTAAATATAAAACATTAATTATTTAAATTAAAAATAAATAATACTTCATATAATTACCAATTAAAAAATTAGTTATTATTTTTTATCCCAATAACTTTCCGCTCCACCAAAATTAACCTTGCTACCTAAGAATATTTTGATCTCTTTTCCATCGCTGAGCGTTCCGACGCCTGACCCATCAGTGAACATTGAACCAGATCTTAAAACTTTAGCTGTACCCGTTCGCCCATCATTGCATGAAAAATTGACATTAATAATTGGGCTTGATTCTGACATGGAAGCGTAATCACCAGAACAAGAAAGCCCCTTTGCGTTTGAGGCTTCAAACTTACCGCCTGACATTGAGCTGGTAGCTTTACCCATTAACGGCTCATCAACTCCTTTTTCGACGACCATTAGCCCTGTGTTGACCTGAGCGCAAGCAGATAAAATTAATGATGATAAAATAACAGAAACAATCTTTATCACGTGAGAGGCTCCATTCATTTTCCTTTTAAAGGAACCTATCACCTGAAATTGATACGATCTACAAAAATGTTCTCTTTATTAAGCATCAAACATTCTAATCAGCTAACTTCGCAAAAAATGCCTCAACACCAGAAGGATGGGAGTCAGTTTCCTCGGTATCTTCAGAACTACCCCAGTCAATAATGAAGTCTGACATTGAAACCTTATGTCCCTGTGATTGCGCCATTGCTGAGGAAATAATAGCAGCCTGAATATCCCCCCGCTGATCGCCTATTGGGCTGAGCTTGTCATACTCAATCCACATTTTAAGCTCGCTTGCAGTAATGGTTCCCATCAGTTCACTCAACGTTCGCCCCAATCTTAGCGCAAGGGACATAAGGAAAAACACACCAGGGGATTTTACTTTTTTTCGGCGTCAGCTTGGGAGGAGCCAAGTTCTAACGCCTGCTTCAGTAATCGGGCATGAACCGGGCCGTAGAACTGTTCAACTTCTTTACGATCATCATCGGTAAATATCGGCTCGTCGTTTTCATCAAGCAAAACATCAGTGAATAGAACTACGTCAGCAAGCATGCTTCGATGCGCAATTTGCGATGCAGTTTGCTTTTGTTCACTATCTTCTTCTGGCTGCATAATTTCACGCCATTCCACCCAAGCCTTTCCTGATGGCTCACGCAGTTTTATTTCTGCCCCTTCCCACTCAGCAACCTTTACCGTACAAGTGCGAAACCCGGCCATCGGTGACAGGATCAGGCTGCGAATATTGTTCTTAACTTTAGACATATCTTTCTCCGTTCAGCGGCATTACGCCGCTGATAATTATTATTCGCCAGCTTTAATGCGCTGCGGTTTGCCTTTTAAGCGAAGGGTATAAGATGCGCCAACAACACCGGCTGTCGCTGCTGACCATGAGTTTTGACGAACTTCGGCCAAGAATGCGTAACCATTACCTGAAGGGAAAATAACTTTAAATGCGTGTCGCTCATCGCTGTTATAAGCATCCTCCAAGATCTCAAGGATTGGATCGTCAGCTGCCCAGTTACGAGATAAAGTCAACTCAGCCGGCGCAGCTAGGCCGTTAACCATTTCTTGCTCGGTAGAGCACAGGCTGGTTACATCAATGTCTGATTTTTGCCCGCCCGTGAAGCTGATTTCTTTCGTTGCGCAGCTGCCTTCAATCCAAGTAGCATCCTGGGGGTTAATTTCCTCAGCAGGCTCCTGGCTGACGGATAATTTCGTTCCCTGCGTTTTTTCAAATTTACTGCTCATGAATATTCTCCTGACAATAAAAAACCTGCCGGAGCAGGTTGGTTAATGGGTCGGTTTATCAAAACAATTACGCTATAACGGCCCCTTCCAGCGTCGCCCGGTGCAACCTGGTATCCGGTTCATAAAATGGAGACTTACTGATTTCAGCCAGACCAAGGGGCAACAGCAGCTCAAGCGCCTGCTCTCTGATTGCCCTAGCCTCATCAATCGTTTTCGAGTACACGTCGATTTGAACAGAGATCCTCGACTCTGCCAGGCCGCATAACACATCAGATGACACATCCGTAGGCAGGGAGAAAACCACCCAGGGTGGTGATACTGCCGGGTCGCCTGCTGCATTAAGTGGGACTACATAGGGATAAACTTGGCCTTTAGCCAGATGCGCTATCAGCGGATAAATATCAGATTCGGTCATCACACTAACGCCTGATCAATGGCGCGGTTCAGCCGGTTAATTGCCGCACCGGCCGCATCCTCTATACGAGAATCAAATGCAGGCCGAACAAATGGATGTGATTGCATATTTGATGTTCCCAGTTCAACAAATCGCCAGTAAAAAGCATTCTTTGGGTTATTTGCCTTAATGGTGTTATCGCTATTGCCTGTTTGTGGGTTAGTACCTCGGATATGGACGCCTGATGCTATTTCCCCTTGGCGACGGCTGCGCTGAGTAACAACAACAACGTTACGCTTTGTTTTCCCGGTATCTACCGGAGCACGCGCCCGAACCTCATCAGCCAGTACCTCTGCACCTGCCCGCGTGGCATCGCGCAAAGCCTTTTTATTCTCAGCGCGACTTAATCGCTCAAGGTCTTTGGCGAGATCATTTAATCCGGAAAAATCGAGGCTAAAATCAATCATGTTCTACCCCTTGCTTGCAGAGTATTTCCAACCGAGTGGCTGTGGTGTTCGGTATTGGTGGGCCATTAATCGTCAGTACCGCGCCAGAAAATGGCCCGTTAAGAACCTTTAGTCGGGATGCAGCGGTAATATCACGACGAAACCGAATCCAGACTCGGATGGTGGTCTCTGCCGTTTCTGCACCAGCAGATATCAACTCACGACCGCTAATTCCCTTAACCTCCGCCCATATCGTTTTACCGTCCACCCACTCTTCTATCGGCTGCCCAGATGGTGTTCTGCCTGTGGTGAAATTTTGGATAGTGACACGGTGTCGTAAACGCCCTGCTTGCATGACGCCCCCTATAATCCGTAAATACGATATGGTTGAAGTATCGCCTCAACACCGAAGGGAACCGTGGATACCGCCGGACCTGAAGTGGCTGCTTCTCGACTTTCATACCAGTGACCAATCAAAAGCAACATCGCCGATTTAACATCGTCAGTAAGCAGAAGGTGATCT